GCCACGAATGGCGATGCGTTCCGGGGCGGTGAAGCGGCGCAGGAAGTCCAATTGGGTGAGCTGCGCGGGGGGCGCCGCTACCGGTTCTGGCGGGGTAAAGACCCCGCTTTGGTAACGCCAGCCTGGTCCAGCTACGGCGCTGGCGATAATGGCGTCGTACCCCGTCAGGTGGGCGATGTCGCCAGCACTGGCCTCGATGGCGTTGACGACGATACCGGCTTTAATCAATAAATAGCGCATAGCTCAATACTCAATCAGGATGAAGCCTGGCGCGCCATTGGCGCCCGCGGCTTGTCTGCCGCCGCCGCCGCCGGAGGCGCCCCAGCCCGTGGCCGCCGTGCCCGCTATGGCCAGGGTGCCGCCCCCCGCGCCGCCGGCACCATAGGCGGTGCTTTTGCCGCTGCCGCCATAGACGCCGCTGACGCTGCCGCCGTTATCGCCAGTCTCGCCCGTCCAGCCAATCAGCGCGGAATTGACCGATCCGCTACTGCCACCGGGGGTTGAGTTGTAAGCGCCCGCCGCCCCGCCGCCGCCGCCGCCAGCAATATACTGAAGAGGATATTGGCCGATCGTGGAACTGCCGCCCGCGGTGCCGGCGGTGGCGATGGCCCCGCCGAGGCCCGCCGCGCCGATGGTATAGGCGAGGCTGGCCCCGGGCGTGACGATCAGGGGTTGTTTATGCAACACGCCCGCCGCCCCGCCGCCGCCGCCGCCCGTATAGCTGGTCGTGTTCGTGGCATAGCCACCCCCGCCGCCGCCGCCCCCGCCACAGACGGTGACGGTGATATGCGAGACGCCGACCGGCACGGTCCAGGCGGTGCCCGAGGTCAGAAAGACCCCGCGCCCGGTGCCGGTGGTCAGGGAGCGGCTGGTTTCCGCCCACACTTGGGCGGAGGCTTGGGCGGCGGTCAGGGTGCTGCGGGTGGCGATGGAGGCATCGAGGTAGGCCAGGTTGTCCAACTTGGTGGCGCGGTCCGCGGTCAGCCGCGCCAACAGGGTGGAGAGTTTGCCGGGTAGCGAAAGCAGTGCAGGTAACATGCGGACTCCTAGGCCCAATCAGCCGACAGGAAATTGTCGTTTACGTCGTAGGTGATGTTGTAATACCCATTGGTAGAACCGCCCTTGATGACATCCCAATCGGTGCCCGCATTGGCGCTATAACTGACGACAATGCGCGTGACGTTGGCGCCGGTCCAGGTCAGGACCGCCTTGATGCGCTCCGTGCCTTTGGCAAATAACAATTGGGCCGGCTGGTCGGGCGTGGTGGGCGGGCGGCTATGGTCGGCATTTTCGGCATAGCAGGACCAGCCGGGCAGGAAGCCCACGCCACCAATCAGCGCGTCCCGCAGGGCCAGCAGGTTTTCGCGGTCGGAGGTAAAGGCCTGCCCCGGGGTTTGGGTGGTCGGGTCGGGCGTGGTGGCGACAAAATCGGTATAGGACACGGTTAAACTCCTAGAAAGCGATAGCTCACGTCGCCGGCAATTTGGTCGTTGTTGGCGTCGAACAGGTACACATCAAAGGTGTTGGGGGTGGTCGTCAGGTCGATATTGTCATAGACCGCCGTGCGCGGGGCCGTCCCGCCCGGCGTCAACACCAGGGATTTGATGGTGGCATAGTGGTTCAGGAGCGACACCACCGCCGGCCCCGTGGCGCTGGCGGCGATGCGCCCCGCTTCTTCACGGGCCAGCACGTCGAGGCGCAAGGTGGGCGCCGTCCGGAGTAGGAAGCCATGTCCCGCCGCCGCCGCGACGGTGACGCGGGCATAGGCCAGGGTGGTGTTCACGGGATTCCCCGCCGCGTCCGTCCAATCCGCGTTGTTCAGGCTGGTTTGTACCGTGGCGGCCATCGATCCGACGGTGGCGACGGTGCCATCCAGGTCCGCCGTCAGGGTCCCCGCGAAATTATCCGCCGTGCCAATATCCCCGAGATCCCAGGTGGTACTGACCAGTTCCGACGCGGCGTCGGTCGCGTAGGTGCAAATGGGCTGGGTATAGGTGTTCGCCGTGGCGGTGAAAACGTCATTGACCGTCAGGCCGCTTTCCTCCGACCAGGCGGTCAAGTTGCCGTAACGATCCGTGACTGAAAACACATTCGTCGCGCCCGGTGCCACGCCCGCCACAAACGACCCGACGAAAAAGCTCGCGGCATCCAACGTCACGGTGACCGCCTTGACGGCGGCAGTGGCCGAATACTGGCCAATGGCATCCAATGCCTTGACGAAAAACAGCCAGTCACCCGCCGGCACGTCGCGGGTCATGCAGCGCAGACTATCCACCCGGTCCAACAGGGTGGCGGCCTCCCAGGTGGTGGTGCCATAGCGGATCTCGTAGCGCCAGATATCCGTATCCAAGGCCGCCGGCCAGGAGAGCCGCACCTCACCGCCAATTTCCACGGCAGCAAGACGGGCTACATCCGTGGGCGGGTAGTTCCGTCCCACAATGGTGATGGCCAGGGAGGTCCAGGGGCCGCTGAGGCCAATGGCGGCCACGATGCGGACTTTGACTTGATAACTCTGGCCCGGAATGACTTCGGTGGTGGTGGCGTCGGTGTCCGGCCCGGACGTGCTCCACGCCAACATGCCGGCGGTTTCCAGGCGCGCGTCGTAGCGCTTGGCGTAGGGATAAACCGCGCCCGCCCAACTCAGGCGTAGGCGGGTGGCATAGGTGCCGTCAAGCAGGCGATACACCTCCTCGACCGCCGCTAGATCCGTGGGGGCCGGCACGTCAAAGGGTGACGGCAAGGGCGTATCGGCATAGGTCGGCTCCGCGACGATGGCGGAGGAATAGACCGCCGGATCGTATTCTTCCAGCTGGACCCGATAGCGGCCCGGCGACTGGTCATCCACCGCCAAAACGCGCAGGGGCTTCGCGTCCAGTCCCAGGGGGTGGGTGAGCGTCACCACGTCGCCCACGGCCACGGCTAGCCCTTCATCGCGGATGATGGCCTCGGCGAGGAGGTTGCGCAGGGTATAGGCGTTGAGCCGCTCGATGGCCGTGCGGCTGGCCTCCTGAAAAAACTGGATGCCCGGCAGCGTCAGGCCCGACTCGATCCACGCGGCCGCGCCGGTGATGATGCCCGGGTGTTCGGCGGAGGCGTAGCGGGTGCCCCACGGGCCGCCCGGGGTGCCCGCCGGCGGGGCGGTATCGGTGAACCCGACCCGCACATAGGTGGGGGTATCGCGCCGCGCCGGGCGGCTGAGGATCAGGCTCCCCGCGATCACATCGCTGGCCGTGAGCGCGCGCGACACACTGGCCGGGCTGTCCGGCACCAGGCGAATGCCGGTGGCGGTGTGATCGATCAGACAATGCGCGTAACCGCGCAACATCTCCGCATGGCTGTAAACGTCCGCCGGATCGGCAATGATGAGGCTGCACGTCCAGCGGGCTTGCGTCTCCCCAACCACCTCGTCGCAATAATCGAAGGCGGCCTGGGAGGCCGCCCAATCCACGGTTTCCCCCGCCCGCGTGAGCACATCCGCCAGAATGAGCGCGGGGTTGGTGCTGTAGGCCGATAGCCCCGTCCGGGGATCGTACAGGCTCAAGCCACGAATGAGGGCGGTGGGCGCGGCGGGGAAGTTGGCCCCGTCCGTGGTCTTGATGACCGAGTAGGCGAGCGCGATCTGCCGCTGGTTATAGGTGCCGCGCAAGGTGTCGCTATACGCCGGGATGACGGCGGCTAGCCAAGGGTCAACGTCCTGATCCGGGGTGCCCAGATAGTCGGCATGGTAAAGCGTGCTGGGCGAGCCTTCGGTGACCAGACCATCGATGGCGGTAATGGGTCCCTCCCCCCAGACCACCAGCAGATAGAGCCCGGCATTGGGCGCCGTGGTCGCGACTTGCACGGCAGCAATCAGGCCCTTGGTCTGCACCTGGCCATAGAGCAAGGGCGCGCGCGCGCCCAGGGCCGCGACGGCCGCCGTGGATTTGTCGTTGCTGCTGTCGCTCCCCGTTTTCCAGATCCCGATATTCTTGCGGGGCGGCGTGGCGGTTTTCGGCGCGACCCAGGAGCGGCTGATCACGCTCATGCCGCCACGCCCGCCAATTTGACGACCGCATCCCGCCGCTCCCAGGCCGCCGAGACGGTGGGGGTGGGATAGTCCAGATAAACGCAGGTATAGGCGGTCGCGTCTTCCGGCCAGGTATAACTGAAGGCGACGAGCTTATGGGCGGCATAGTGGGCCAGCAGGCTCGCCATCTCGTCCGTGGTCAACTGGCTGAGCTTGAGGGTGAAGGTCCACTGGGTGGTGGCGTACATGACCCGCACGCGCGCCACGCCATCATCACTGTAATCCACCTGGGAGCCATCCGAGGGCTCACGGGTCGAGGTGACATCGTGGGCCAGCGTGGGGAAAGCGCTCATGCGTTGGCCTCCAGGTAGTAGGTTTTCCCGCCCCAGGAGATCGCCGTGCCCGGCGGCGGCAGGTGATTGAGCAGGGGCGGCGCCAGGAGGATGTCCGGCAACCAGGAGCGCCCCAAGGTGACGGCGGCTAGGCTAAACGCCACTGTCGCGGCGGTGATCCGCATAACCTCATTGACGTAGCCCTCGAACAACAGGATGGCCTGGGGGGGCGTGGCCTGGCCCAGATAGGCCCAGACGCTAGCGGTGGCGTGATCCAGTTCGCTGCCCAGGGCCAGCGCGGACGCGGCATTATCATGGTTGGGCATCGCCACCTCCCAATCGGTCGGGGATTGGCGCAGGATGCTGCCGCCCCCGATCCAGGTCTGGTTATCATGCGCGAGCGTGCCCCGGGTGCTGTAACGCAGCACTTGACCTTGGGTGCTGGTGATAGCGATCAGGTAGCCCGGCGCCGTGACCGGATCGGCCAGGGCTGCCAGTGCGTCATTATCCAGGGTGCGTGGCATCAGTATCCCGCCTCGTAGGACAACACGGGCACCTGCACATCAATCCGGTCGGGGAGCGAGGCCACGGCGGCGCCCAGGTTAGCGGTCGCCTGCTGCATGGACTGCGCCGCGCGGTCGTGGCTGGCGGCATTGCCCTCCTGGCTGGCACGCAGGTCTTGTAGTTCACGCTGTAGATCGGCAAGCGCTGACCGCAGGCCCTCGCTATTGCCGGCCTCGACCTGGATGTAGTTCGGTGGTGGTGACAGGCTCACCTCCCGGTCAGACCTGGCCTGCAACGACAGGTTGATCGCCTTCAACGCCCCGTCGAGGATGTTGGTTTCATCGTGGATGGCCTTGATGACATCCGAGAGCTTATCGGCCTTCATGGCGATCAAGTCGAGTTTGAGATTGCCGGCTTCCGCCACGGAGATTTGGCCGTCGCCGTCTTGGTCGGCCAGTGCAATCAACGCCTTCAGCTGGTCATCGGACGCCATCTTGCCATAGGCTTTCCGCAGTTCCTCCAGGTTGAGCTTGTTATCCCCGGAGGTGTCGATCATCTTGAAATTACCCTCCAGACCCGAAGCCAGGGACAAGGGCAGGGATTCCAGGCCGGTCAGCAGGCCATCGTGATTTTTGTCCAGCATGTCGTAAACTTTCTTCAGCCAGGCATCAATCCCCCCCGTAAACTTCGCGCCCGGGCGGTCATAGCCTTTTTTCAGTTCATCCTTGGAGAGCTTGCCGTCTTTGGACAGATCCAGGCCGCTCACGACATCGCGCAGGCCGGTGTAGATCGTGAGCCGCACCGCCTCCAGCTTATCCACCACGCCATCGCCGTTGACATCCAGCAGCTTATAGATGGCGTCCAACTGTTGATCGTTGACGACGCCCTTGAGGGCCTTGGCTAACTCATCCTTGGACAACAGGCCGTTCTTGTCGGCGTCGAAACGATCAAACAGCGGGCCAATGCTGGAGGCGATCAACAGCGGGAGTTGTTCCAGGGCCGAAAGCTGCCCGTCGCCGTTTTTGTCCAGCGACTTCATCAATTCCTTGAGTTCCTTGTTGTCCACCAAGGGGCCGAGGGCATCGGCCAATTCCTGGAAGTTGATAGAGCCGTTATTGTTCGCGTCGAAGTTGGTATAACCCTGGCCCATGATCCGCGCCAGGTCGGTCAGGAGCGCGGTGTTGAAGTTTTTGACGGGATCTTTGCCAGCGTCCTTGGCGGCCTTGGCCATGTCTTCCGCCGCGTAGATCAAGAGCAACATGGCGCGCGAGGCGTTGTCGCCGGCATTGGCCAGTTCCTGTTGGCGGCGCATGATGACGGCCAGCCTCTCGTTGCCCAGCGCCTCGGCCAGGCGGATATGCAGGTCGGTCAGGTCGACCACGGACTTGCCGGCTTTGTTAATGGCGTCCGCCAAGTCGGGAAAAATCAGTTTTAAGGCATCCAGATGGGCCGCCAGGATGGCCATCTGTTCGGTGCTGAGCTTGCCAGAGTGATAGAGGGCCAGCAGGTCCTCTTTCGTCTTGGGCAGGGTCAGCCCCCAGCCCTTGAAGACCCCGCTGAGTTCGGCCAATGCCTTGGTCATGGGGTCGATGGGGTCCAGCCACGCCTTGAAGGCTTCCTGGGCATCAAAGAGCACATCAAAGGCCGGCCCCAGCTTCATGAGTTCCACATAGGCCTTCCGCCCCGCCTCGGTGGTCAGGTCCAGGCTGTTGATGAGGGCCATGAACCCATCGCGGGTGGTGGGGATCTGGAGCGAGCCCCCCAGTTCTTTGAACGTCTGGTCGATGGTCTTTTGCGCGGCCTGGATCTGTTGCTCGAAGGCGACGAGGGGGCCAAGAAACTCCTTGGCGTAAAAGCCTTGTAGTTGCGCGAGGCCCTGCATCCCCAGCTTGGCCTCGTCCGCGGCCTTCGCCAGGTCGTTGGCCAGGTTGATGAAGTCCATGCCGGTGGCGGTGGTCTTGGTGCCGGTGAGGGTCAGGGCGTCGTCCAGGACGGCAGTGTTGAGTACTAGGCGCTGGATGGTGGCGCCAATGGCCTCGCCGCTGGTTTTCATGGCGTTGGCGTAGTTGACCAACTGCATGGCGGCGGCTTCGTCGGTGCCGGCCAGGCCGAGCTTGTCGCCCATCGCGGTGCCTTTCATCTGGCCCGCGACCTGCACCAACATCAGGGCATTCGCCATTCCGGCGGCCAGTTGATTGGCCATCTCCTCGGCGGTGCCGGCGAGATCGCCGACCACGGCTTTGAATACGACCGCTAATTCGTCGCCGGTGGCGGCACCGTGGTTGAGAATGGTGGTGAACATGATGTCAAAGGCTTCGTTAACATCCTCTGACAAATTCAAGATATGGCCGCTGGCCTTGAGACTAGCTTCGATTTTGGCGGACACATCCTCGCCGTAGAACTTGGCCAGAGCGTGCGATACATCGGCGAAGGCTTTATAAATCTCCTTGTTTTCGTCGGTGATGTTGGCCGAGCCCTTGTCCGCTTGGCCGAAATTGAGGCCAAAGGCGCCGGTCTGGTAAGTCATGGACCCGCCCCATTCCCACTTTTCCAGCCCGCGTGGATCGCGCCCGGTGGTGGCGGCGAAGGCGCCGTAGCGCGGCTCTTGATCCTTTTGCCATTTGCTGAATATCAGTCCGCCAGCGATTATCAGGGGGGCCAGATAAGGCATGGCGTACCCAATGCCCCCCGCCATCCCTGCCCCAGTTCCGCTTGCGATGCCAGCGCCAGCAAAACTAAAGCCTTCCATAATGGTGGTCAATGACCCGGAAAGCATGGTCGAAAAACCGGCGCCGACGCCTTCCAAGAAAGTTGCGCCTAGACTGAAGGCCGTGGAAAACATGGAGCCGATGGACGAGAAAGAGCTGAGACCGCTAACCGCTTGCCCCGCCGTCCCTGCGGTGCCCGCGGCCCCGGCCACGCCAGAACCACCGGTCATGGCGGTGGTGATCGCCACCACCAGCGGCTTCGTCAGCAGCGCGTGGGCGACTTCCGCCAGCCAGGAGGTGATGGCGGATTTCATGCTTTCCAGGGTGGACTTGGTGCCCGAGAACAGGTCTTTCCACAGGCCGGCGAAGGTGTCATCGATGCGCTTGACGGCGTTTTTCCAGACTTCGGACCAGGCGCTGGCTTCGTCCGTGTTCTTGACTTGCTGTTTGCCAAGTTCCTCCAGTGCGACCTTGGCCCGTTCAGCGGCGGGGCCGCCTGCGGCGATGATCTTATTGAGTTCGGCTTGATCTTCGGCTAACTGGCGCGCCTTGGCCCCGTGGGTGTCGTATTTATCGATGAGGTCTTGAGCGGCTTTCTCGGCCGTGTTGTAGTCCTTTTTGAGCCCGGCCAGCATCTTGCCGTACTCTTCGCCCGTGAGCTTGCCGGCCTTCATCGCCTTATCAAGGACGGCGGTCGCTTCCTCAAGATTTTTGGCGTCATCGCGCGCTGGAAGGTATTTCTTGATAAGCGCCTCCAGCGCCTTTTCCTGTTCATTGGCGGCCTTGGCGGCGGCGCTGTGCGCGGCGCCCGCGCCTTTTGTCGCGCCGGCCCCGGCATTGGCAGCGGCCCCCGCTTTCCCATGGGCTCCAGCCAGATTATCCTGCTCGAAGGCGTGGAGCTTGGCGGCTAGGGCGGCTTTACGCTGTTGGTCGGCGTGGGTGGCGGTGATGACCGAGCCCAGCTCCATCTCTAAGTTATCGGCGGCAATCGCCCCCGCTTTCTTTTTGATTTCCTGGCCAGCGGCGGCGATCCCGGCGGACGCGCGCTGTCCGGCTTCGCCGAGCATGTCGGTGTATTGCACCGCCCCAGACAGGCCTTCCTTGAGCCGATCAAAATTGAAACCCGACTCTAGGCTCATAGCCACTTCGCCCGCCAGAACGCCAGCCGATTGCCCGATCCAGCGGAACAGGTTCATGACGTAATTGACGGCGCCCGAGGTCAGGGACATGAGACCCGACATGGTGGCCGACCAGACGGACACGACGGCATTGCCGGCGGAGGCGACCACGGGTGGGAGGCGGTTAAACTCGCCCGTTACATAAGAGGCGAAGGTCTGCCATACCGCCTGGGAATAACTGGCGGTGGTTTCCCAAACAGCGGACACCGTAGCCCCGACCGTCGTCGTCGTCTGGCCGATGGTGATCGTTTCATCCCGCAGGGTGTACATGACGCCAATCAGGGCGCCGATTCCGGCAATGGCTAGGGTTACCGGATTGGCCAAGAGGACAGCCGTAAAGGCGCCCCAAACCCCCGTGGCGATGCCCACGGCGGCGCTCAGGGCCGTCATGAGGCCAATGGCCCCGCCGATGGCGCCCGCCGTGGCCATGATGACGGTGGTGGTGTCGGACCAGACGCCCGTTTTTAGTTCGTTGTAGGTGGTGGCGATGCCCGCGCCCAGGCTGGTCATGGTGTCGCCGAAGGCGCTGGCCACGCCGTTGGCCCCGGTCATGCCATCGCCCAGGCTGGCGATGCCGCTGCTCACGTCGTTGAGCACGGTGATAACGCCTTGCGTCAGGCCGGTATCGCCCATTTTTACCCAGAATTGATCCCAGGCATCGCCCAAATTAGAGATAGACCCCTCCAGGGTTTTGGCTTGGCGCTCCATGCCGCCGGCGAATTGGACGTTACCGATATCCAGCAGGTATTTTTCGATAGCCTGGGCGTTGTTGCCAATGGTGGTGGTGACACCTTGGAAGGTGAGCGATACCTCATCGCCGTTTTGCTTGGCCTTGATGCCAAACTCCTTGAGCCGTTCAAACTCGCCCGTCGCCGCGTCTGCCACGGCCTCAATCATCTGGTTGAGGCTCTTGCCCATGGCGCCCGCCGTGTTGCCATAGCTGGTCATGGCCGCCATGGACGGATCGAGGCCCATGGACTTGAGCTTAATGAAACCCTGGACCGCTTGTTCCAGGCTATAGGGGGTCTGGGCGGCGAATCCTTGGAGCACTTCCCAGGCAGTGGTGGCTTGAGCGACTGACCCAGTAACGGTCTCCAGGCTGGCGCGTAATAGGCCCGCTTGGCGGTTGGCTGAGGTGAAGGATGACGCCAAAGCGCTTACTGAGAGGGCTGCGCCCGCCGTCATAGCCAGGCCCTTCAGCGATGCAGCCAGCCCAGACACCGCGCGCCCGGTGTCGTTGAGCGCCCCCCGTACCCGGTTGAGCCCAACAATGGCAGCGCTACCATCGGCATTGATCCGTAACTGGACAGTAAGGGGCCCACTAGCCATGACTGATTTTCTCCCGGGTGTTGGGATGGGGTTGGACCGGCGCCTTGGGGTCTTTGGCCCGCTTCTGGCTCATGATGGCCAGGAATTCCTGCTCCAGGACCTGGATATCATCGAACCGGCGCGGGGGATCGCCGCGTAACTGCATGGCGGCCGCGACCCCGGCATAGTCGAGCCCGGTGGGGGTGCCGTCCATGCCGGCACGGTGCCATTGGGTTTCGACGGCCAGGAAGAGATCGACGCTGGCGACGTTCTCTGGCCACAGCTCCACCGCCTCGCAAGCGCCGCACCAGGTGTGCTCGCCGCGCCCTTCCATG